CGATTTAAAATCTTATTTCTAAATTCAGTATTCATTCTTATTTTACTCATTGTTTTCCTTTCTATATTTTTATTTTGCATGATTTGAAATTAACACTTGACAATAGGATAGTCAAGCATTATATTTGATTAATCAGATTTTAGAAGAATTAGCTATACACCCTAATCTCTGATTGGGACAACTTCTGGTTGTAGCACGTCACACCGACACTAGTCCGTCTTCGTGTTATGAATCAGAACTGATCCCTGAACCATTGGCGTATGCACTTAGGTGCGAACTAGTTTAAAGTACTTTGTCAATGGTTCTGGGATCAGAACTAGTTTAGGGCGCCTGGACATTTTTGGGCTATATCCTAGGTCGTGATGTGATCGATTGACTATGTTTCCCCATCGAACGTTTTGGAGGGAGATCGCCTACGAGCCACTAGTACTGATCCCTGATCACTGGCACAAGAACAACCAAAGCCAACTTATAATTGGTGTTAAGGGATAGCGCTAGTCAGTGATCTGGGATCGGTGAGAGGGTGTACTAATTCCGGACAGCCTCACTGATCCCTGATCCATTAGGTTATTACCGATAATGCGTGCCGGCGCCCTGATGGATCTGGGATCGGTCAACGCGCCGCCGCCGCTGTACACAGAGACTCTGGCGTTGGCTGGTCAAAGCTTCAAGCTTCAAGCGCTTGACAACTGGTGAAGGATAGTATAGGATGTATTTAGAAAGGAATAATTATGGAAAATAAAACAATACAAGTAACAGTTCAGGGCGGCGTTGTAGTCGACGTTAAGAACCTGCCCGAAGGCTGGGACCTACAAGTAATAGATAAAGACAATGAAGAGAATTAAACACAACGACTTAACACACTATTTCTTGCGGCCGCATCAAGAGCTGCCGCAAGCTTATCTTGCCAGCTGTGAAAAGTTTTTTAAAAGTATTAAGCAACAAGCTTCAAGCACCAAGCAGCAAGCGGCAAGCTTGCAGGAGCTGGACCCAACGATTGATTGGAATAAATTAATTGACACGTTAAAAACTGAATGATATTAATAGGATTATAAAGGAGAATTAATTATGTTAGTAAAAGACGCTTTAAAAATTACAGACAGTTTTACGAAAACGTCCAAAATGCCGGGACTATCTTATAGCCTTCCGGCATGGGAATGCAAAACGGGTTGGAAACTGGCCCAGGTTCCAGGCACTCCGTGCTTTAGCTGTTATGCTAAAAAAGGAAATTACACACGTTACCCAGCAATCAAGGCGGCCCAGTACAGGCGCCTGAAAGCAATCAATCACCCACAATGGGTCGAGGCTATGGCGGCAAGAATAAAAAATATTAAATGGTTTAGATGGCACGACGCCGGAGATGTACAGAGCCCTGAACATATGGCAAAAATTCTGGAGGTGTGTAGACTGACACCGGACACGAAGCACTGGCTGCCAACACAAGAGCGGCAGTTCCTGCCATCTCCTGAAGAGGTTCCGGCTAACTTGGTGATAAGACTGTCACGTAGCAAGATAGACGGCCCCAGCTCCAAGGTTTGGAGCCATGAGTCAGGCGTCACGACTGGCGAAGCGCGGACATGTCCAGCACCGGACCAAAAAGGAAAATGTTTAGATTGTCGTAAATGTTGGGACAAAGAAGTTCAAACCGTGGTATACGGTAAGCATTAATGCACGTATTTAAACATCCAAAATATTATAAAGAATTACGCAAGCGTAATAAATCGGATCAGGCCATTAGCGACGAAGCTTCGACGGAAGCAACAAGCGTGCGTCCTGGTCCGGGCCTTAAAGTTTCAAGCTCCAAGCACCAAGCTGCAAGCGCCAAGCACCAAGCTTTAAAGCTTTCGAACCAACCTCAAGTTTCAAGCGCCAAGCGGCAAGCATCCCAACCAGAGTAACAAGCTTCAAGCTCCAAGCCCTGAGTTGCAAGCTCCCTGATCCTAGAACCACGGAACATGGATACAGAAAAAGTTTTAGGGGGCAAAGGACCGAGGGTCTTTGCCATGATAAATGTATTGTGAGGATGACGTAAATGGAAGGC